CAAGCAGCCGCACGGTGATCTGGTAATCGTCACCTGCGGTTAGCTTGATGTCGTATTTCGCGGGCTGGCTCATATAAACTCGATGATTTCTGTGCGTTGCGGTACCAGCATATCTTGAACCGCGTCCATTAGCGGGTCAACGCTGTCGTCGTGTGCCCCAGATGGGAAAACGCTTAATTCGTGCAAAAGGTCAGACAAGCAGTCGTTTCTCTCTGGGAAAAAAACATTTCCAGCCTCAAGCATTGGCGCGGCGTCGTATCCGCGAGTAATCTTGTCTTTGCTGCGCGGTATGCCAGCAACTGGGATACCGCTTTGGCGTAACTGCTGAATCAATCCAGTGCCGCTGGCTTTGTCCTCAACCTTCATTTGTCGAAGCACCCCAGTTCCTGCGGTTCTGCACTTATACCAAAACGCCCGCGCCTGGGCAAGCAGCTGTGGTGCTTCCCATTTGCCGCGAATCATGTCCAGCAAATAAATCCGCCCATCCCTAGACTTTCCCCAGTGCTGAAAAACGCTGTAGTCGTTTTCCTCGCCTGTTTTCATGGCCGTGTCAGCGTAGACCATCCGATACTCAAACTCTGGCGCTTCTCGCCAAAACCTAATCCATTCTTCCTTGAATATGCCGCCGCCTATTGGCGCTGGAGACTGCATATATTGACCGGCAAAAACGTAACTGTTCGACGCCTTTAATCGCTCAAGCATATCAAGCGGAAACTGATCGGGCCAAAAAGACTCGCCAATGCTGGTTAGCGCCGGGATGTTCAAGTGCTCCCAGTGCTCCCCGTTGCCGCCAGACAAAAGCCAGCCGGACAAGTCCATTTCATGCAGTCGCTGCATGATAATGATGATCGGCGTGTCGGGACTGTTTTTTCTGCTTTCCATTGTGGTGGAAAACCAGTCAAGCACGTTCTTGCGCATGGTCGCGCTGTTTGCCTCACCGGCCTTGTGCGGGTCGTCAATGACAATCGCGCCCTTGAACCCATCAGACATACCGCCAGCGCCGTATCCGGTAATGGTGCCCTCTGCGCCTGTTGCGTAAACGATGCCCCCGTGCGCCGTTCTAAACTCGTCTTTTGCTTTTGAGTCCCCAGCCATTTGGGTGTGGCTGAATATCTCTGCATATCTATCGTGCTGCATTATGGCACGAATGGCGTAGGCGTTCGCAGCAGCCAGCCTTTTTGAATAGCTGGCGTGAATAAACTCCGAGTCTGGAAAGTTGCCCATGCACCAGGCTATAAAATTTATCACCGCAAGCTCGGTCTTGCCGGACCTTGGCGGTATGTTGATGATTAGCCGCTTAGATTGGCCAATTACCACCCTTTCCAAGGCTGAGCATATTTGGCTTTGGTGCCAGTTTGGCTTGATGTCTACGCCCTTCCTGGCGCGAAACATCGTCTGGGTGAACGTCAACAGGTCCGATCGGTTATCGGCTATCTCTGCTGGGTTCACCTTTGCGCCTTGGTTATAAACCTAGCCTCTGGAGGCGCAAGCTCAAACCGCGCATGCTTAACGTGGTTTTCATGCGCCCAAATTGGCCTTAGGTTTGCCAGCGCGTTGATTTTTGCTGGATCGGTTACGCCGTTTTTAACCAGCTCCGAAACGGAAATAATGTGGTCGATGTGCCACTTGCCGTGGTTGTCCCATCTCATTCCATCTTGAAACAGTCTTTCAATATGGCAAATAAAGTCTTGCTTGTTGTAGCCCAGCGCCTCGTACGTTTTGCCGCGCTTGGTCTTTCCGGTGTTAGCCAATACCCTAGAAAGCATTTTTCTGGCGGCTGTTATTGCAACATACTTTTCTGGCTGGCTTTCGCGCATCCTGTCAATGTAGTCTTTTGCAATCTTGCGCCGCCTGCATGGGTTGCTTGCAACCCAGTCGTTAACGCTTTGAATGTACTGCTCTCTGTTTTCCCTGTAGTGGCGCTTTCGGTTTTCCTTTTTGCGCTCTGGGTTGTTTTTTGACCACTCTCGCGCCTTAGCCTTAATGCGATCTTTGTTTTTTAAGTAATACTCTCTCGATCGCCTTTTAAGCTCATACTCACCAATCTTGGCTTTTTGTTGCTTATACAAAACATCGTGGCCTATTTCGGCAGCTTTGGCCTTGTTGTAGGCGTTTCTGCAGTCTTTGCAGGCCGAGAACTTGCCGTCTTTTTTTGTTGCGCAGTTGTGAAAATCAAAAAGCGGCTTAACTTGGGCGCACTTTGTGCATGTTTTCATGACCATCACCTTGTGGCTCACCTGTGAAAAAACAGCGCCACTCCGTCAGGTGTAACGGGTTTTCGGTGATCAGCCTAGGCGCTCCGTAGATTATACCTTATCTGAGTGCTTTGCCCTAAGTGCAGCAAGCACTGCGTCAGATGCAGCAGACGGCGACATGCTTCCATCTGGCGACGTGTGTGCATGTTCCTGCCGGCCGCTATGATGCTTGGGAGCCATTCGCTCTGCTGCCCACTTCAAGCCATCCATGATCGCTTTTGCCGACTGAGGATCAACGCCACCTTCACGCAAAAGCTCCACTACTTCAATGACGCCATCGCCGTGGGCAAAGCCTGCCGCTTCGCGCGCCTGCGCGTAACTGTGCCGAAAACCGTCCCTGTCCTGTACTACCGCAAGCATTACCGTGCTAATTGACGGCAGGCTATCATCATTCGCACAAATAGAGCGAAGAGACTTACCACCGGCAAGCTCCGCGCATATCTTTTGCTGTACCTCCGGGGTCATTACTGTAGGTCTGGCCATCTCAATAACTCCAAACACCCTGGGGCAGCTCCAAGCTCGCACCCAGATGAATAAACCGCCGCGCCATGTCGCCCTTTTGGCTCACGCCGATACGCCGAAAGCCTGCCGATAGCGCAGCGTCAATCAGGTCTAACGCATCCTCCCCGGTCGCGTGTATGTCTGCCGCCAGGCCCATGGCGTGCTCGCCTGGGGACGCTTTGCGGGCCTCTATCGGGTGCGTCGGATGTCGGTAAGCGCTGGTCACTACCATCGGCCTGCCGTAGGTCGTGCGGCAGCGCTGTAGCATCTCCATAAACCTGGGCCGCATACCGTCCATGCCGGTGTGCTTGCAGCGCATTTCCTCAAGCGTAAAATTCGGATAATGCCATATCATGGCTTTGCTCGCAGCTCCTGCATGATGACTTGCAGATCCTGCCTGACCTCGGACCTCAAAACCTGTATGTCTGCCCGCAGCTCTGCGCGCATAATCTGAAAATCGTTGTCGCGCCGCTCAATGGATGATTCGAGCGAGTTAACCCGCGTCTTGACTGCCTCGACATCGGTCTTGATTTGCGTGAAAGCGGTGATTGCCGCGATCATCAGCATGATTGTCGAGACTATATGCCCCACTGATATGCTTTTCTCCAGGTGCCATTGTCGTCTATCCACAGCATCGCCCATATAAAAAAAGCCCCGCTTACGCAGGGCAATCGCCTCTCGGCGCAGGAGTCTCAAGTTCACGTTAGTCTAAGCGGGCATTAGCTGTCAAGTTCGCTACCTTCAAGATGTGATATTACCCGGTCAAGATACCACCGGGCTTTTTTGAGCGACTCCACGCCGTCCTTGTCCTTCCAGCGCCATACGTACTTGATCACATTCCCGATGCAATATCCGTCAAATCCGTCAAGCCGCTTGGTCGCGCACTCTATCGCGTCGATGCACTCCACCTTGCCTTGCGTGTAGTGCGCCGGGTGGTTTATGGGGTCACTCATGCGCTTTCTCCCGCTCCAGTTGTGCTATGCGCTTCCACAAGTCCCGCACCTTTCTCCGCTCGACGTTCAGGAGGCGGCGGAGTTCGCCGTTTTCGGCCTGTAGGCTTTCGATGGTTTGGGGTTCTTTGCCGGGGTCGTGGGTCATTAATTGCCGCCCTGCGCGCCTGGATCCTGATTGCCGTCTAGGATAAAAGCCGCAATATGCCTGCCCGTGCCTTTTCCTTGGGATCCGTCCTCTGTTGCGCACCATTTGACATCGCCAAGATTGCGCACGCCGCTCGCACCAACAGCGTCCATCATCATCAAAACCCACTTATCCACCGGGTAAACGATCAGCACGAACTTCCCTTTTCTGGATTCCTCTATGGCCTTCCGCATCCACGCAGTAGGACCTTTTTTTTTCGGCTTCTTGTCGCCCGGACCTTGATGCATGATGGATCCGAAAGGCGGGTTGCAATAGCTGCGCTCACCCCAATCGCAAGTCAGCCCATCAAATCCGTCAGGCTTTGGATATGGGCAAGGATCGAAATCAAACGGACCGAACTCAAGTTCCAGCTCTCGCATTAATTCAGGCGGAGTCAACCAGTAGTGTTTTTGGTCATGCCCGTTCCCGGCATGAAATTTATTTTCGCTCGGCAAGAGCTGGCTTTGATGTGGCTTTATGATTTCCATCACCCCACCCCCCAATCAATCAGCAAAAAGAACGCAGCCACGGACCCCCAGGCTATCGGCACAGCGACCAGCAGGCAGGCGCATAGGCCGATGTCGGAATAACCTGAAAGTCTGCGTCGGTTGTGGCTTGCTGGATTCATTTCTCCACCCCCATCCTCTCCTTCACCAGCCGCGCCAGGCTAATCCCCCGAGCCTGCGCCTGGTTAACCCAGCGCGCTTTGTCAGCGCGTCGCACGCGGATATGCAGGAAAGTGTCTGCCCGCTCTTCTGCGGGCTTGGGGGGTTGGCCTCGGCGGGGTTTATCTGTCATTGGGGTGACTCCTGTATAGCAGCGTCAATTGCCTTAATCATTTCGTCTAGCGGCTCCGCGTAGTCGAGATGGTCGTAATCTGGCCGACCAATGTACTGAATTTTCTTATCAAGCATTGCCCTTTTCAGGATGGACTTGACGTATACAAGCGCCGGCCTGGAGATTGGCGGCAGTGTAACCGCGCAGCCTTCTTGCCCCTGACTAAACTTACACCAACACTGATTATTCGCCAAAACGCCAATGCAGTGCTGCGCCTCGCGCATGAGGGCAGTGTCGCTCCCCCATGCGATTTTCTCGCCCATCTCCATAACGCCCGCTTTGATGTCGAGGCGTTTAATCAGGTCTGCGTATTGGTTTTGCATAGGCTGGCTTTCTCCATTCGTTGTCTTGAGAGGGTCCAGGGCATTCGTGCTGTACCGTCTCCAGCAGGTCGTAACACTGTTCAGAGTTAAGGCCGCGCCCAAACACCTCCATGCACACGTAGCAGAACAAGGCGCGCTCTCCGCGCCCGTTTAGGCCCCATGTGATGCTAGTCGATGTTGTTGGCGGCAAGGTAGGCAGTCCAGTTGGTGATTTTGATGGTCTTGGCGTTGCGAAGCGCGTCCTTCAGGCTGTCGATGGCGTCGATCAGCTTTTGTTGTGCGGTGTGGTCGGCGGTGTCTGATATGCGGTCAAAGGCAGCCTCCAGTGTTTCGATGCGAGCGGCGATTTTTTCT